AACTCGTAAAACTAGATCTAGAGCCACACGTTCTTACAATTCAAACAATCCATTTGCAGGCTATCAATTCGTAAACGCATTAGAACCTTTAACGTCTCAACCTAAATTACCAGGCGTACGTAGTGGTACACGTAAGACTAAAGGTCGCTTAATTTACAAGGCTTGGGCTAAAAAGAGTCCTGGAATTTATCAAGCAATAGTTAAAACAATAAACACAAAGGCTATAGATTTTAACAAAGCCACAGAAGTTAAGAAGGTCGCATAGTGGCCAATGTAGTCGTCTCGGCATTAGCTACCTGGAATGGTAAGGCTCTTAGAAAAGCCAAGCAAGATGTATCTGTATTTAATAAACAATTACAAGGTTTAGCACGAACTTTTGGCGTGGCATTTAGTGCAACAGCAATAGTCGCATTTAGCAAGCAGGCAGTAAAAGCATTTGCAGAAGATGAACTTGCAGCCAGATCATTAGCCTTACAATTAGAAAACACTGGCAACGCATTTAGGGTTACTGAGGTTGAAAATTACGTAAAGAGCTTAGAGAAAACCTATGCAATACTTACCGATTTACGCACACCATTTAAAACATTATTAAACGTTACTGGATCAGTAGATCTAGCACAGCGATCATTAGAGGCTGCATTAAATATAAGCGCAGGTACTGGTGAGAATCTAAACACTGTAGTCGGTGCTATTTCAGCTGGTGTTAGAGGTCAGACTAAAGCAATTAAAGGACTGAATACAGGTATAGATGAAAACATAATTGCTACAGGTGACATGAATAAAATCATGGAAGCACTTGAAGCACGTTTTTCTGGTCAAGCTGCAGCACGTTTAGATACTTACTCTGGCAAGATGGATGTACTCAAAAAAGGTGCAGACGAAGCAACTAAATCTATTGGTAGAGGTTTAGTAGATGCATTAACGATATTGGGTGAAGATAGTTCAGTTGCTGGCTTAGCCACAGACTTTGAAAATATGGGCGACAATATTGCTTATGCCACTGTAGAGTTAGCAAAATTAACTAAAAAGTTTAGTGATTTAGTATCTAATCCATCATTTAAGGCAGGTCTATTAGCAGCTGGATTATTGTTATCTGCAAGAACAGGTAACCCAGCATTCTTCACAAGTGCTTTTGGAATTGTAGGTACTAGTGCTATAGGTGGAGCATTAACTAGTAAAAGAACAATAAGTCCAGAGGAAAACTCAGCATTAGCCAGAATTAGAGTATTAAATGCTCGCATAGAGGCTAAATTAGCAGGAGCTAAAAAAGTTGAGTACGATTTATTATCAAAGAAAAACGCTATTGAAAATAAGAACGTTGAAGAGTTAAAAAAGAAGTTTGACCTAGAACGTATTGGATTAACACAAGCCTTAAATCTTGCCACTGATGAAGAAACTAAATTACGTCTACGGGCTCAGTTAGCAATCTTAGACAATAACGAGGCTATGGCTAAGAAATTGCTTGCTGAGATGGAAGCAGCCGAAGCATTAAAGAAGTTAGCAGAGCAGGCCAGACTTGCAGGTATGAGCCTTGAGGATTTTGGCATAATGAAGGTAAAAACTTTATCTAACAAAATAGATGCTTATATTGAGGATCTAGCGATAACTACCATTAAAGAATTAAACGCACGTATTGCAGCGATGCTTGCTAAGTTTAGTTTAAATACACCAACACCACCACCAAAACAGCCAACACCTGAATACACACCACAACAAGTGCAAGCGGCAATACTTGATACTAGAGAATTAAACTCACGTATTAATGATTTCTTAGGTGGCTTTGGAATGGGTGGCGTACAAAAATCATCTACAGCAGGGCCTATGGATATTAGACTTACTATAGACGGAGGCAGTGATAAATTAAGTCAAGCTATAGCGGAAAGCATTCAAATAGCAACTAGATCAGGTTATTCAACAGTACCTAACGGATTCTTGGTATGACCGCACCTGTAGTAAATGCAGTAATAAATTTCAGCACTGGACCTAATTTTGCTCAAGCTTTTATTTTGGGATCAGGAATATTAGACACAAATATATTATCTGATTCTGTAGCTGTAATTGTAGACGTGTCAGATCGAATAAATAGTATCGAGACTACTCGAGGTCGCACTGCATTATCAGATCAATTCCAAACAGGATCATTAACATTACGAATTGTAGATCAGTTAGGCGAGTTTAATCCCCAGAATTTATTAAGCCCCTATGCAGGTCTTTTAGATCCTATGAAAAAAGTGCAGATTACTGCTACATATAGTGGCGTTACTTATCCTATATTCTCAGGATTCATTACAAGTTATGTAACGACTTACCCTAGAGAAGCATCTGAGGATGTAGCCATTACAACTATACAAGCTGTAGATGCATTTAGATTAGCCCAGTTAGCACAGATTAGTACAGTGGCTGGTGCTAGCGCTGGAAATTTAAGCGGCACTCGTATTAATCAAATTCTTGACGAAATTGACTGGCCAGCAACCATGCGTGACGTAGATGCAGGATTAACTACACTTCAAAACGATCCAGGTACTAACCGCACAGCCTTACAAGCTCTTCAAGTATGCACCGAGTCCGAGTACGGAGCATTATATATTGATGCTAGCGGATCATTTGTATTTCAAGACAGGGGAGTTACTGCAGGTTCAATAGGTGGCGCAGTTACAGTTTTTGCAGATAACGGCACAGGCATTTTGTATAATAATGCAAGCTGGACATTAAACGATGTGCTTATATTTAATAAAGCTACTATTACCAGAGCTGGTGGTAGCGCACAAGTAGCCATAAATCAAGCATCTATAGATAAGTATTTTTTACATAGTTATTTTTTAAATGATCTACTTATGCAAAGCGATTCAGTAGCACTCGATTATGCACAGGCCTACGTAGCCAGTAGAGCCGAAACCTCTATTAGATGCGATGCCATTACCTTGGATCTTTATACCGAAAATTACAATACTGGCATTATAGCTGCCCTAGACCTAGAGTTCTTTGATCCGATTAAGGTTATTACCACCCAGCCAGGTGGCTCTACCATAGAGAAAACCTTGCAGATCTTTGGCACACGTAATTCAATTACACCAAATAGTTGGAAAACCACGTTCACGACACTAGAGCCCATCATTGATTCGCTGGTTTTGAATAACCCGATTTATGGTACTTTGGGCTATAATGTCCTAAGTTACTAGGGAGTACAAATGGCAGCAGGATTAGGTTTTAAGGACTTTGTTACAGGCGAGGTATTGACCGCAGCCGATGTAGATGGCTATTTAATGCAAGGTGTCTGGGTATTTGCCAGTGCCGCTGCTAGAGATGCAGCTGTAACATCACCGCAAGAAGGTAACTTTGCTTATCTTAAAGATACAAATGTAACAACATATTACACTGGTAGTTCTTGGGCTAATTTAGATACAACTGGCATGACTAACCCAATGACAACTACTGGCGACACTATTTATTCTTCAAGCGGATCTACACCAGCTAGACTTGGAATTGGTAGCACGGGAAATGTGCTTACTGTTGCAGGTGGGGTACCAACTTGGGCAGCTCCTGCTTCAGTTGCTAGTGGTGCAACTTTTATATCAAGAACAACTTTTAGCGCGGTATCTGGTGTAAATGTTGACGATATATTTTCAGACACTTATGAAAATTATTTAGTTCGCGCTGAGTTTCTTGGCACAAGTGGCAACCCTTCAATTTATATGCAAGGAAGATACTCAACAACCACAGTAACATCAGGTTATTATTATGGATTTGCTAAAGTAGGCGCTACTGGTGCGATTGGTCTGGTTCAAGGAAGTAACGATAGTTCCTTCTTTATGTGCTTTGATACTTCAACGTCAGCAACACAGCACAGTTTAGCGGATTTAAATATTTACAGAAGATCAGGTGCAACAGCCAATTTAAATTTTACTGGCCAGTCTTGGGGTGATAACTCTTATATTGCTATGTCTGGCGCTGGCTCTATATATAGCGTACAAACTTACACAGGTTTAAGATTTTCAGGATCATCATCAACAATAAGTGGACAAGTAACAGTCTATGGATTGGCTAAATCATAATGAAAAAACAAACAGAACCAACTTTTGATATTGATTTTAGAAAACAATATCCAACTCTAAAAGAAAATCATAACGGTGTTGATGTTGAATTAACTGCCGAGGAATATGAGGCAAAAATTACTGAGTGGGAAGAAAATCAGGCAAAAGCAAAAGCAATTTATGAAGCAGAGCAAGCGAAGGCTATTGCTAAAACTGCATTGTTAAGCAAACTTGGCATTACAGCTGAGGAAGCCGTTTTACTTCTTTCATAATGAAGCCTTGGCTATGCGCTGCAGGTACACAGTTAAGAGATCAGGTTGATACGTGGTTTCAGGATAGGTGTGTTAAAAGTCCAGAAGGATGGCTGGGCGATAGTCGCCACTCCGCCAGAAAATCGGATCATAATCCAGACTGGAGCGCATCGGGAATTGTCAGAGGTCTTGATATTAATTCTCGGTTGGAGTCATCCGACAGCCTCGCACCTTATCTGGCTGACCAGATCAGAATCGCCGCCAAATCAGATCCACGTATATCATACGTCATCTATAACGGGCGGATATGTTCAAAGATATTAAATTGGAAATGGCGTAAATACAGAGGCATTAATCCACACAAAAAGCACATTCATATCAGCTTTACAAAGTTAGGCGATAAAGATACCAAGCCGTTTGATATACCACTACTAGGAGGCAAAATATGAAAATAAGCAAGAAACAAAAAGCAATACTTAAATCCTACGCACGTGGCGTATTAGTATCATTCTTAACATTCTTAGCTAGTAATGAGCTAGGACTAGATCCAGTTATATCAGTGGTAGTGGCCGCACTTGCAGGCCCAGCGGCTAGGGCTTTAGATGCATCAGATTCCGTTTATGGCATCGGTGCAGATGAAGCATGAGCCCCAACGAATGGGTCGCATTAGCCGTTGGAGGATGCGCCTTATTAACAAGTTTATTAATGGCTCTACGATGGGTTATTAAGTCTTATTTAACAGAGCTTAAACCTAATAGTGGGTCTAGTTTGTATGATGCCATTTCTCGTATTGACGAAAAAAGCACCAGACTAGAGCAGCGTGTTGATGATCTATATTCTCTAATAGTTAAGAGACAATAAACACATGGCTGATACAAGACGTAAACGCAAGAAGATTAATAGGCGTGTGGTGCGTAAATCACCTGAGCCATTAACTAAATTAGAAGTGTTTTATATCGCCAAGCATGAAATGTTTAGAGCTGCACGTAAAGCTGGATTTACAGAAAGCGTTGCACTTTATTTAATGGATAGCCCATCCTCTATGCCCGACTGGGTAGTAGGCGAAGACGGCATTATCCCATCTATCCCCACTCCAGACGAGGAACAAGATTAAGCGCATAGCGTTTGTGTCTGACCTGCAAGTACCTTTTTTTAGTGAAGCTAGTGTTAAATCCGTAGGGCGTTTTTTAGGTAAATGGAAACCTCATCGGACTATTTGTATTGGTGATGAAATTGATTTACCACAATTGGGCGGTTTTAATGCAGGAACTATTGATGAAATGGTGGGCAACATCAATGATGATAGGACACAGACTCAGGAAGTATTAAGTTACTTAGGAGTAACAGACGTACTAGGAAGTAATCATGGAATTAGACTCTACAGATCAATCAAAAAAAGACTTCCCTCATTCCTCAATTTACCCGAAATGCAGTATGAGCGTTTTATGGGATATGATAAATTGCAGATTAAATTCCACCCTTACGGACTTGACTGGGCGCCAGGATGGACAGCCGTTCACGGTGACTCTTTCCCTCTTAGCCAAATTCCTGGACAAACGGCCTTAAATGGGGCTAGAAGGCTAGGAAAAAGCGTAGTGTGTGGGCATACCCATAGATTAGGCTCTGCGGCCTTTACAGAGGCTTCTAGAGGCCAATTAGGGCGTACTGTATGGGGCTATGAAGTCGGCAATTTGGTCGATCTAAGTAGTTCAGGCATGGCGTATACTAAAGGTTATGCAAACTGGCAGCAAGGCTTTGCTGTTGCCTACGTTTACGAGCGTAAAGTATCGGTCATTACAGTACCGATTAACTCAGACGGTAGCTTCATTTTTGAGGGTAAACTGTACAAATAACGTTATCAAATCGTTATCAAAAATAGTTAACAAATCATCCACAAAGTCGTACACACGTGCGACACTATTGCTATGCCACAAAGCGTGGTACAGAAAGTAGGGCTATATGAAGATCGAGTTACAAATTAACGCTACAGATTTTGAGCGTTTATGGGTCAATTCTATGCAGTGGCGTGGTCAAGATTGGGAAAAGCAGGCAGATCGCTTTGATCCTATGCCAGTATTTACTTGGAAATTTGCATACTGGTTTGATGATTATGCATCACTAAAAATTGCACAGGCATTTTTAAATGGTATTGGTGGCATACGTGGCTTATCAGAAGCTCACAGCGATGATGCTGGTGGCTGGGTATTGCTAACTAATTATGTAAGTCCATGCTGGCTACAAAAT